ACATCCTGGTAAGCTTGGCCGGGAGGATGATCTCAGGGCCCTGATCTGCTATGACATCCAGCTCCGGTTTATTCACCAGGCCACCACGCGCCCTGAAGATTGCGGGTAGCGTGTAGCCTGGATTGGCAGCAGCCATCCCGCCCCCACCACCTGAAGCCGTGGGATGCAAAGCCGCGTACCTATCATCGCCGGGCATGATTGAGGCATTAACTTCTGTCTGGAAATCCGGGCAGCCACTCTTGCAGTTTGTGCCCACCGCACAAGGCCCGCCGTTGGTGTTCACGACTACATTGTTTGCTCCGCCTCCGCCGCCCAGGTCGGACCAATCGCCTGTAGGATCAAGCCATCCACCGAAAACTCCATCAGTGACACCACCGCCTGACCCCCCCGCACCGCCCCCACCGCCGCCTGATCCGCCTCCTCCGCTAATCGAAACATTGACATTGATCTTGGCAAGTTCCGCGGCGATAGAGGTAATTGCAGAAGAGATTTGGCTCTGAGCATTGGATAGGTCCGTCAGCATTTGCGACCAGACGCTAGACCAGTTTGCAGCGAATGCTTGAAGGGAGCTTTCGCCGTTCAGGACCATGCTATCTATGGCAGACTTTACTCCCGAATTGGCCTCCTGGAAGGCCGATATGAGGCTTTGCTTCAGGCCTGTTATGCCCGGTTCCATCGATGGCCACATGCCTGCCCATGATGCCTTTGCATCGGTTAGGATCGCGGCATTGGCTGATATCCAGGTGTTCCTGATATCAAGGGCCGCCTGCCATGCGCCGTCTCTGGTTAGGGTGACTTCATTGGTTATGATCTGGTTGATTTGCCGCCAGTAGGTGCTACCTTCAGCCTTTATGATGCTCCATGAGATCCTGAAGAAATCTTTCAGGTCCGATATGATCTTCTTGACTTGCTTACTCATGCTGGCCAGGCCGGTGATCCCAAAGTATGCTTGCATCTTGTCAGCATCTACCGCCTCAGATCCGCCTGCACCAGCCGAGCCGCCTTCTGCCATGCCCCTGATGCCATAAGAACGCATGGCGGCAAGCAGAAGATCCCATCGCTTGGTCTTGGTTGGGATGACAAACTCTTTACCAGCTTCGCCGATCAGGGCAAGCTCTGGCCCGGATGTTTCGGTTCCCGCTGCATAGCCACTCGGATTAACGCCTTTGCCTGCGTTCATCCAGGGGTCAGAGAATCCGCCCGTTGTGGTAGGCGCAGCGGTCTTGCCTGTGGGAGAAGCTGTTTTGGTAGTGCTTCCAGATCCAGACAACGTGCCCATTGTGCTCTTCCACAATGCGCCAGCGTCAAAGCCTAAGAGCTTAGAGGCTGCCTGCCCTACCATGTTTGCAGCATTGCCGATAGAATTGGCCCCTGTGGATAATTTGCTTTGGAGATCGGTTCCCGCCGCACCTGTCTTGCTCTGGAAGTCCGAGCCCGCAACCTGAACCTTAGAATATAGCTCTCCACCGGCTTGCGTGAACCTGGCTTGTGCTACCTGTCCTATGACGGCAATCTCTCGGCCAGATGCATCTAAGCCGATCTTGACCGCCTGTGCTCCCTGTGTGGTAAAGTTTGCGGCTACCTCGGAGCCGATCCTGATTGCATTTGCGGCAGTCTGCGAACTGCCCACCAGGATAGATTCGACTGTCTTTGCTGCCTGCGTGGTGACAGATGCCGCCCCGGATACCGCATTTTTCCACAGTTGCTCGGCTTGCCCGGTGGCAAGCTTCCAAGCATTCGCAGAGGCTTTGGTTATTTCTGCATTTTTCTCTATTGCCACTTTCTCAGATTGGATATTCTTTGTGGCAGCATTCAGATTTAGGCCGATAACATTGGTAGCACCTGCCTTATAGATGCTGTTTACCTCATTTGCGGATACCTTGTTTTGCTCTGCGGCTTTCTTGTTTGCATCCAGAATTGGCTGAATGGCTTCTTCAACAGCAGAAGCAGAATAGCCCCAGCTCTGGCCACCTTCTGCTCGCTTGGTGTTGGCCTTTATATCTTGCAAGACGGCATAAATTTCGTTTGAATTATAGCCCTCTGATGCAAGCGCCTTGGCAAATTCTGTTGGGGTATATGTTTTGCCGCCATATGTGACCTTGCTAACCGAAGCTTGCCCGGATTTGGTGGAGATCGATCCGCCCGCTCCGATGGAATATGCCGGACCTAGACCGCTTTTTGTAGTGCTGCCAGACGAAGGTTCTGCATTGAAAATATTGTTTCCAGTTGGTATCCCATTCTCTAATATGTTGCCCTTGTCGTCGATTGTTTGGGTCTTTGCCCCTGCCCCGGAAATGGTGCTCGTTTTCTTTGCGGCGGGTTCCTTAGATACCACGTTTACGCCTGATAGCGTTTCTGCCGCAAGCTTCCTTTCAGAGGCCATCTGCTCGATGCCACGTAGGCCCGATGTATATTCGCCGAGATTAATATTTATGCCCGCTACATCGAAATTGACTGCATCCATAGCATCCGCTATGCCGCCAGCGATTGCCCCGCCTATCTTCAGGCCGATGACACCGGCTTCCTGCATCATGCCAGTTGCAATATCTCCGATTGCCAGAAGTCCGAGAGCTACAAAATCCAGGGCTCCTTTAATATTCTCCCATGAGAATAACCATATCATCGATTCGGCTACTTTAGACCCGACCCAGGCAATACCAGCAATTCCAGCCGCTATACCATCGATGATAAGGCGGCCAACGTTCTCAAGATCCTTGCCAGAGACAACCCAGGCTTTCAGGCCATCATAGAGGCCAGTTACGATCTTAGATGCATAATCCTTGATCTTCCCAAACGCATCCCTGATCTTGCCGCCAGCCTCCTCGCCAAAGGCTTCAAGCTTCGGCAAAGACTCCCTAATACCGGACACAATTTTGCTGGCATAATCCTTGATTTTGCCTATACCAGCACTGATTTTCTCACCGATTCCAGATCCAACCGAATCCCATGAATGCTTTTCAAACAGATTGCCTATGTCTTCGGCTACATTTCCAAGGCCCTTGATGCAGGTCTTGACGCCATCTGCTATGGAAACGCCAATGTCGGACCACTCGACTTTATCCAGATAGTCAAATATCTGCCCGCCTATATTGGATAGGCTTTCGACTGCAGAATTGAAAGCATTAACAAGCGAAGTCTTGATACCATTAAAATCAATTTTTGCAAATAATGCCGATATCTTTTCTCCAATTGCAGATAAGTTATCAACTGCATCATTGAACGCGGTCTTTAGGGTGTTTGCAACATCTCCGAAATTGATGCCCGAAAGGATCTCAGATATCCGGGTTCCGACACTTGAGAGAGAAGCTAATACCTTGCCACCTATGCTGCCCCAGTCCACACCTACAATTGCATCATAAAGAGTGGTTCCGAGACTGACCATGTAGTCTTTGGCGGCCCCCATGTAGCCTATGATGGTCGAGGCTATGCCCGAGAAATCTACTCCTGTAATGGCATCATAAATCCAAGTGCCCAACCCCACAAATCCAGCCGCTACGCTAGAGCCAACGCTTCCCCAATCAATGCCCTTGAGCCACCCTAAGAGCTGCCCACCAAGGCCGCTTAACTCATTCCAGGCGGCCTTTATGCCTTTGGTGACATAAGAGCCCAGGCCGGACCAATTGACGCCCTTGATCTTATTATAGAGGTCTTTGCCGAGATCCTTGAGCTTATCCCATCCAGACTTAACTCCATTCGAAATGAGATCCCCGACCTTGCCCCAATCTCCTGCAAATATCGCTTTCGTAAATTCTGCTATCTTTGGAGCAATCGCAGAAAATCCTTGTAAAATGCTTCGAGCAGCAGGCGCGAGTTGCTCACCCAGGCCGATAGCTAAATCACTTGCAGCGCCTTTGGCCGCCTCCAGATCCATCTCCAGACTGTCAAGCTTGAGATCTGCCATTGTCCGGGCAACGCCCGCCGAATTCTCAAGCTCTTTCGTGAATTGCCGCGTCTCTTCAGTCAGGCCCATCAGGGTAGTGACTCCAGAGACCGATTCTTTCCCGAATATTGCTTCCAGGTCGAAGGCATTAGCGCCTTTCGATTTCAGTAATTCCAGGGTTTCAATAAAAGTGTGTGTCCTGGGGTCCACCTGTTCATATGTGAGCCCCAACTTTTCCAGTGCACTTACTATCGGTTTGGTTGGGTTGGCAAGCTGGAGGAATGACGATCTTAAGGTGGTGCCCGCGGTTGATGCATCTATGCCAGCATCCCGGAGCTTGCCAATCATGGCGGTGGTCTCCTCTAAGGAGATTCCCGTTGATGCCGCGACCGGGCCAACATACTTAAGGGCTTCGGCAAAATCACCCAGACCGGCCCCAGATCCCGCGGCACCTTTGGCAAAGATATCTGCTATCTTTCCGGTGTCTTTCATGCTCAGGCCAAATTGCGCCATCGCAGACATCACTAACTGGGTAGACGGCCCGAGCCCATACTTCATGTCGCTGGCAGCCAGGTCAAGCATGGGCCGGAGGTCGTCTTTTGTCATTTTTGCGACATCTTTTCCAGCCGCTGCAATGGCTCCGAACGCATCAGAAACTTGCGTGGGATCAAATACCGTGGCCGCGCCTAACTCGCGGCTAATGCTCATTACATGATCTTTGATGCTGTCATATTGGGCCTTGATCTGTTCAGCACTCTTGCCGTTCACGGTAACGGCTTTGCTTGCGGCATCGGATGCGCTCGATTCTAGGTCTTTGAATGCAGATAATCCGACTGTGGCTGCTCCCGCGAGTGCCACACCAGAAGCGACGACACCTGCCGCGAGCGCCGTCCCAATTGCCTTTCCAGCACTTCCAGCACGACTTTCTAATCCATTCGCAAAACTAGAAAATTTCGAGTGGCTGGAAGCCATGCCCGAATCCAGTTCCTTGGAGTCTAGCGAAATCTTGGCATAAGCTGCCCCGACCTGATCACCTGGCATGTATCAACCTCATAATTAAATAGAATAGTTCATTATAAAAATAAAATCAGATATCCCCAAGAGCTTTGGCGGTGGCCATTGCCTGAGATACCTGGCGATCTACCTTTTGCTGTCTTGTCGATGGATCTATTTCAGGATAGAAGCGTTCAAAAGACGGGAATTTGTCAGGAGCATTGAAAACATATGATAACAATCTGGCAAACTCATAATGGTCTGCCTTCTTGATTCTCCTGGCATCATTCCAAGCTTCTATCTTGATGTTAATTTCGGGAGGAGTGGAATGCAGAAATTCAGATGCACTCAGTCCGAGGATGCCGATTGCTGCTCGCTCAAAAGCTTCGTCTTGGCTCTCTCTTCGGCCAGGATCTTCGCTTCGTAGATGTCCACCAGCTCCTCCAGCTTCGCCTCCTTGGTCGTCTCCTTGCCCTTCGCTATTAGCTTTTTTCCGCTTGCACCCATGACGTTCAGAGAAAGCGCCTCGGCTAATACCCCCTGGAAGGCTTCGTACTTCTCGCCAGCATCGGGTTCGCCCATCTCAAGATATTCCTGCCTGAGATTGGCTGCCTTATCCTCTGTGATCTTCTCGATGCCGGAGGACTCATGCTCTAAGCCCTTTTGCAGGAGGTAGACCTGGATATCGGTATCTCCCAAATAGTTTAAGATCTCCATGGGGGAAGAGAATTTGCGGTTAATGTCAAACTTCTTCGGTGCGTTATGCTTGATGTCTTGCTGTTGCTTGTTTTCATATCTGAGAAGGAGTTCCTTCTCACCGACTAAGAACGGGGTAGTAATCATGTTTGTCAATCTCCCTTTAAGCTGTGATGGTTTCTACTTTGAACTTTCCAATGAAAATGATATCCAAACGGTCTTCTTGCCTCAGTGGTTCGCCGTCTGGATGCTGCGAGATAATAGGACTGCCCGGTTGCCAATACCAATCGGCCTCTGATGTTCCTTTTTGGGCAACGTCCATGTAATAGGAATTTACTGCTATAATCGGTGCTCGATGTAATTCATACCCTACATCAAACGATCTCTGTTGACCGTCACCATGTAGGATTATAACCGACATATCGGTTTCTTCCATGCTAGTAATTTTCATCATCGTCTATTCTCCCTTGATGTAATTAGTAAATTATAAAATTAAATGAAATATGCAAGGGAGCCGCTCTATCCCTTGGTAGGAATGTCATCGCGGCTTCCTGCTTATGCGGATGTGAGTAACTTTACGCCCTAAGCATACGATTCGCGGACATGCCGAAGCATGTATTTATCGCCCTGAATAGACAAGCCCGCTTGCAATAGGTCAGCCGGTCCACCAATCCAATCGACATCCGAGATATACCCGAATCCAGAATAGAGTTCCCCATTGGCATAATCCGTATAGAACCGGAATGCAGCGCGGGAACCTAGGAAGCCCTTGGCACCTGATCCATTTGCCAGGGTGAACGGGCCAGCATCAGCCGCGACCCCTGAACCATTCTCGCCATCCTTCACTTTGGCCCTAAGACCAAGTGCCAGAAAATCCGCATTGGTATTCAGAGCCGCTATGATCTCATTGGCGGTGCTGATTGGGGTGCCCCCCGATGTCTTCAGGCTCACTACAATGTCGGTGGCAACTACCGAAATGCCAAGCGTGGCCTCATTGTTGTCTTGCAGGTCGAAGGTGATACCGTTGCCAACCGTGCCACCAGCCACATGATAAACGGTCAGATGACCATTGGCAGCAGCACCTGTGCTCGTTGCACTTGCTTGAACTGTCTGCCCGGTGAAGTTCATGTAATCGAGGCCACCGCTCAGAGTCCAAGGCCCGCCAGCAGCCACAAGGCCTGTGCCATTCTCACCCTCTGCCAGACACGCTTTTAGGCCAAGGGCAATTACCTCAGCTTTGGCATTGAGTGCCGCTATGACATCGTTGGCGGTGCTTGTTATGGTCCCGCCGCTTGTGGCCATATCCACGGTGATATCATCGGTGGCAGCTATTGTAATGCTGATTACGGCCTGATCTGTATCTGTAAAGGTAAGTGTCGGGCCATTGCCAGCCGTGCCACCAGCAGCATGATAGAGCTTCACATTGCCATTGGTAGCCCCTCCTGTGGTGGTGGCCGATGCTTGCACCTTAGAGACAAATGCTTCAAGCTTGCCGTCCCAATCTGTGATAGTGGGATATCTCTGCACGGCAGTATCACCATAGCAAGTGATCTCCTGCATGGCGGTTTTGTCGGTGAACGACTTGGTAGCACATCCAAAGAACTGAGTAGGTGTCAGGTAGTGACCGGACACGCATTGCACTACAGAGGGCTCGGCCAGGGCAGCGGTCACTATGTAGCCCGCTCCATACCAGATTTCTGTAGGTGTCAGGACTTCCCAGGTTGTGCCACCCGCTGGGTCGTACCTAAAGACAGGAACTTCCGAGTCATCCATCATGCGCTTTGCAGCGGCGGTGATCCGCCAGACGGTCCTTGCAGCACGCCCGCCCCATTTGGCGGCTGACATATCAACAGATTCCATTGCCTCATTAGAGTAATCGGTAGGCGTGCCCATCCCATCGTAAACTCGGACGTAGCTTCCGGGCATGACGCTTAATGGCAGGGGGGATCGCCCCCATGAAGATCAACTATTTTTCTGCAATAATCAACAAATTCTTTCATGGTTCTTTCTCCTTTAGTGCGGTTGCATTGGTGGCAAATTAGCAGGACATTATCTTTTCGAATTGTTTGCTCATTGTTTGTCCTGTCGAGCGTTGGCGTATCATGTAGTGTTGATCCATTTGTCCATATGAATTTCTTTCCACACATAACACAATTATCCGTAGATTTGGCCATCCGTTCCAATTCATCGACGGTCAACTCTACGTCTATGCCACGCTGTCTGTGGTGCAGTAGTGTATGCCACGCCCAACTGCGTTGCCTGTGTTCTCGGACATATTTGCGATGCAGTTCTCTATCCAACTCTCTGCGCATCGGAGCGGCTTTCTGTCGTCTTATTTTAACGCATGCTTTACATGCGGGTGCATAGCCGCTCTTCGTCATGCATGATGCATGAAAATTGCTTATTGGAAGAGGATTATCCCCTTGATGGAAGGGGGCACTGCATCGTTTGTATCCGTCGTGGACAAGAACCGCATCCGGCCCGGAACAATTTTTTTGCTTCCCATATGGTTTATCCCAATAACGAGTTCTGCATTTGGGACATATACAGGGGCGAGTTTCCGTTACCGTTTGCCATTCATGCCCACACCGTAAACACAGTCGGTCTTTCATGCTTAGTAGTTGCGTTTCATTGTATATAAACGTAACTACCATCATGCTACCGTTGTTGTACAACCTCCACTAACAGCAAAAGTTATCTCACACAGTTGTTCATCTGCCGGGCCACCTGGTCTTGAAATCGACTCTACGTAAGCCGACAAAGCATAGCTGGCAGCGCCTTTTACGACAGTATAAGCCAACAGGGTCTTATTGGCCTTGCTGGTCCTGATCGCGTCCTGGCCGACATCTGCCTGATCCTCAATGAAGGTAGCGGAAAAGTCCGCATCCAGGATCGTGGGGAAGCGAGCTATTGCGGTTGCAGCATCGCAGGTGATTTCCTTCATGCCGGTTTTCTCAGTGATCTTTACATCTTTGCAGCCCAATGCAACGCCGGAGGGCGTTGTAAAGGTTATGGGTGCTAATCGTGGGACTAAAGCCATATTATCGTATCTCCTTTATATTTCTCATTGCAACTAATTCTAGACCGTTGGTACCAAACTTTTCAGTCCATGCTTTTGGGTTCAGCCAATGCCCGCCATTGGCCGATTTGATGAGGTAGAAGTTCGGGCCATGTGCTTCCTCGTAGGAAGCCAAAATGACAGGATCTAGCTGAACCCCCATTATCAGATCGTTAGGAAGCAAGTCACTGGTTGCCCTCTCAACCTGTTCACCGTCAATATTTACAATCCAGATAATGGCCGCCTGTTCCGGTGCCCAACCGGGCACCCTAGAATGGCCGCCAATTGGTAGAGATGGGTCTACCTTTGGTTTGATTTTTATTTTTTTCATTGTGACTCCGAAAACATGAAGCGACAGATTAAAATAGTATGCGTGTGATATCAATAAACATGCTTGAAGTGACTGCCACGGTGGGCGGATTTTCTGAAAAGTCAGATATCCGAGAGAAACTTAAGAGCATGTACGCGCCATATCCTGCTTTTGTAGAAAACTATGTCCATTCTACGAAAAGCGATGGGTGGTTCATTTTGGACCAGGATTTGACGAAAGAAAAACAAATCAATCTGACGTTTATGCGTGATGAGCAGCCAGTTTATCATGGACCAGTGTGGATAGTAAGTTATTGCCCGGTTGATACTGGCATTGAATACCATTTCGAGGGGCCAACTCAATTCTTCCCGCCTAAGATGTATGGGGAAGATTAGCCCACATGCTTTTTGACATATTCAGGAAGCTTGGAAATGTTTTGCTGAAGCGTGTCATTGATGAATCCCGGCTTGCCGGTGGTATGGTGCAAGCTCCTGTCCATTTCCTGCTTGAAGATGTAATCTTTGGCAGCACCACCTCCACCAACAAAAACCGCTTTCTCGCGATCTGATCTCTCGTAGCCTAACGAGTTTCGCATGGTTCCGCCGTTTACTTCAGCAACTGGGCAGTTCTGTTTTGCTTGCGGCTGCCAGACGGTTAGGGCGAAGTCTTCCAGACCATCCATTCCTTGTTTGACCTTGCCATCTACCCAAGCTTTATGATCCCATTTGATATCTGCCATTTAGATAGCCTCGAATTGAATGCCGTGATCACCTGGGAAGGGCTTGGTATGGTCTACTTCGTTGGTGCGTATCTCTCGCGGGATACCTCTAAGGAAAGCGGCGCATGTTGGGAGGTATATCGCCTCCATGTCGTCCTCTTTGATTTCAATTTCGTCCGTTCCAAGATGTTTGCAGTTAGCGCATTGACCCAATATTGTCCAACCCATCCGGCTCACCCCTTTAACATCTTTTCTGCTTTTGCTGCATTTCCTAGCATCCGTTCACACATCGCCTCTAGTGCTTTAGGCAGGCCGCCTTTGTAATCGGGCGCGGTGTACCATGCGAATGATTCTGCGATTGCTTCATACTCTGATTTTGTCGCGTATTCACTTATCAGAGTCTTAACATTGAATTTGCTCCTTGGTAACGCTGTGACAATATCTAAGTATTCTGATCTTATCTCATAAGTACTTAACGTATGGCCAAGTTCATGCCGCAGGTTGTCCTCAATAAATCGAGCATTTTCATATCGTTCGATGGTGATCCTATGCCCCTTCAGTATTTCGGTATCCTTCTGCGTTTTTGTGTACCAGCTAATATCATTATTCTTATAGCCTTTGGTAGCTAACCATTTCTCTTTTCCGTGGCCCAGAGTAGCGACACCTGTATCATGTTTTGCAATGCAAAGGACATCAACATCGCATTTCAGATTTGGATTTGTGGTCCTCATTCGGGCAAGTTCGCCGTTGATCCTATTGAACTTCTCAAGCTTTTCTTCAATGGTATCATACTCTTCGCCATATTTGGCAGGAACATCATACCCAAATTCTTTGATTCCAAAGTTCTGTTTTGCGTATGTTTCGCATTCTGATAGTGTCTTAAATGGAACGTATGCTTGTGGTTCCTTTCCTTTGTAATCAGGATTCTTAACCAAAATCACAGTGCATCTGCATCTCGGATGCAACGGTGGCCCCCTGCCATCACCCGCAAAATCCCCGCCGATCTTCGCAGTCTTCCCCTGCATGCCCCCGCATTTGGAGCAGCGGGCCTTGTCAGCAGCACTTAGCCATTCTTGCAGGTATTCATCTTTTGCGATTATGCCCCTGTAGATGGCATCGCTATTAACCTGCCTTGCGCCCTCATTTGTAGATGTATGCGATTCGGTTAGGCCTATGGTGTCGGCCCGATATTTCAGTAATTGGGAAGCATATTTGGCAGTCAGTTTTTCAACGCTACTAGCATCCATGCCGGTAGATAGCAAACTCTCGCGTCTGTTCTGGACGGCTATTATGTGCTGCGGGAGGAGCCCTACCATAGATCTGATAGCTTTACTCTGCTCGCGAGGCGAAAGCCCGTCCTGCAAGCCTCTGAGCGTAACCTGCTTGATGCCCGCGCGGGTGCCCGCGTCGATGTACTTGACCTGGTTGGCTGCATATTCTTTGGCCCACTTGATCGCGTCAGGACTCTTGAGATCGAATTTCAGGCCCGTGCCAAGCAACTTGCCCAACTCACCTAATTGGGCCTCTCCAGCTTCCAGCATGGCAGCTTCGATAAGAGGCGCGGGGTCAAACCTGACAATGGGCGTGTTGCTTCTGCCATTGAGCTTGACATCTTCAGCCCAGGATTCAAAGGAGTCCGAGATGGTGCGAGCCCATTTGTCACCTATGGTTTGGATGGGGGTATCTGGCATTTATGCTCGCACTTTGGTAACCGAAAATTCACAAGAGAAGCGATAGGCTGCCCCTCCCGCCATTTCGAGATCAGCAGAACTGGTAAGGTCGTCTGGCTGTGACCTATTTGTGATACACTTCACGTAACCAGTGGGCGGATTTTGATCGAGCCAAAGCCTAATGCTCTCACATACCGCAAAGGCATTCCAAGGATCAGTATGCCGCACCTGGATTTGGACTCCTGGGTAATCCAATGCTCCTGGTTTGCTTGTAGCTGAGGAGTAATAGGTTGGGCCTATGCCTATTTCGCCCCCTATGCCGCCACCTGTGGGAAAGATTGCCACGCACTCTATGATATCCGATGGGAATTGGAGAGAATAGACAGGTAAGGTTAGGCTTGGACAATCTGCAAGCCAATTGGCGACATCTTCTATGATTGACATTATAATTATCTCCTATGTATAACTAGCGAAGGTTCGCGGTGCTATTGGAAAGTCGGAAAAAGCATTCTGCCTAAGTGCCCATTTCATACTTTATAGGCACATTGCGCAAGTTTACTTGATTGGCCGCCCAATATCGATCATTTCAAGTTACTGATAGCGATATCGTCTAATGGCAAACTTGGCGCGCAACCCCCGGATGGATGAGGCAGAAAGTAGGTTGAAAGAGCTTTTCACTGGTTATGATTGCAGGAAAATGTCATCTATCGCGGTATGTACAAGTAGCATTTAGGATAGGGACATAATCGCGCATATTCATAGCATCCCATGATTTGAGATTATAGGCAATCGGGCCAGGGCAGGTGCCATTTACTATCGGTGCTATCGGATATTTATCGAGAATATCGAGTTTTGCTTGAACAATTCGAGCATCCAAAAGTTCTATACGGTCTTTTAGTTCTTGAACATTCATAGAAAAGCCTCGCGATGTCTGGTTAGCTAGAAAGGCAGTTTGGAGCAGATTGCAAGTTATATAATTTGGTGCGTGTAAGTTGCAATAGATAACTATAAATAGACGTACGTACGTATGTAGTAT